ACGTTGTGGACACTGCACACCCACGTTTATGATCGCTTCCAAGTCACGCCGCGTCTGGCGGTGACCAGTCCGGTGCCAGCATGCGGCAAGACTGTGCTGGCGGAGCTGATCGAGGTTTTGGTCCCCAAGCCGGAGAAGTCCGACACCATCACTGCGGCCGCAATTTATCACATTATCGACGAGAGGCACCCGACGGTCATCCTCGACGAGGCCGAGAACATTGGGCTCACGCTCGCGCCCAACGGAATTTACCGCGCGGTCCTGAATAGCGGTCATCGCAAGGGCGGATGTCGCACGATTCTCGATCGGGGCCGATTGCGCCGGTTCTCAACCCACGCGCCGTTGCTGGTGGCCGGGATTGGCCGCTTCCCATTGCCGCTAATGCATCGCGCGGTCGTAATTGACATGCAGCGCTATGACGGCTCCGCCGTGTTGAAACGATTTACCGGCCGCGACCCGGTCATCGATTACATTTTCGGGCGGTTGCGATCTTGGGCATCCGAATTCAAGCAGCTCGATACGGAGCCGCAGCTCCCGCCGCAACTCCGCAATCGGCAGGCCGACAACTGGCGGCCATTGATCGCCATTGCCGACACGTTTGGTCCTGAGTGGGGCCGACTGGCGCGCGATGCTGCGATAGAATTAGCCCGCGCCCACCAAGACGAAAATGCAGGGGTCCTGCTGCTGCACGACATCCGCTGCATCTTCGACACGCGCGGCGTGGATCGGATGTTCAGCGAGCAGGTGGTCGCTGCTCTCAACGACCTCAATGATTCTGTGTGGTGCGAGTGGCGCGGGCCACAAGGGGATCAGCAGCCGCGCCGTCTGTCGCAAGGCGGATTGGCCCAGATGCTGATGCCATTCGGCATTCGCCCGCGCACGATCTGGGAGCCGCATCGCAGCCCCGTCAGCAAGAGCAAGAAGGGCTATCTGCGGTCGCAGTTCGAGGGCGCGTGGCGCTCGTACTGTGAGTCCGACGCTGCCTGACAGTCCAGCACGGGGCCAAATTTGTAACCAGCTCGGCGATCGAGGCCGACGACCCGAAAAGCCCGAAAGTAGAGTCACGATGATGTCTGGGGAAGCGGCGAAAAGCCGCGAGCGCCCCTATAGGCCACGCGCGAGCCCCAAGGCCGCGAGCGCCCGGGGTCGATTAACCTGTATGCGCGCGGCTTAAGGCCGCGCCGACATCGTCGGGAATTTACAATCGCTCGCAATACGAGCGCGAGGTAAAGGCAGCGGTGGCGATGTGGGATCGTCATGTCACCGCGTTGATCGACGGGCGCGAACAGCGGAAAATGGTCCCGATCCGGTCCGCCGGCGGAGATTATCCGTGAGACCCTCTTGACGTCCGTGGTCGCTCACCTATATCGTATGCACAACTCATATTAATATATTTATCGCACCCCATACAGAAACCATACAGCAAAGCCTTGCAGGTGATCCGTGTCGGCACGTCCGGGAATTCCCGGCGAGAGGACGCGGCTGCGTACATTGGCTCATCTGTCTGTGGAGGTGCTTCATGCTCAACGAATCCCACCGAACATCGCAGCGCATTCTTTCCTTCAAAACCTGGTGCTCACTTAACAACATCTCCGAGGCCACGGGCCGTCGCATCATTCGGGCAGGCAAGGTCCGGGTGACACAGTTAAGCGAGCGGCGAATCGGCATCGGCGAGGATGATAACGCCGATTTTCAGGCGCGTTGCGCGCGGGGCCAGCCCCCCTAATTACTGACGACGCGCCAGAACCCGCACATCCGAAGGCACGAACGGCCCCGATGGGGCCGGCAGATGACGGCCGACCGCGATAGCACGGATCGGCGCCGCGAGCGCGTGGATGAAAGCGCATGAAAGTTATTTCTGCCGACGAGCGTTTTGCCGAACGACCAGGCGCAAAGGTTCTGATCGTGGGGCCGCCTGGCGTGGGCAAGACGAGTCTGCTCAAGACGCTCGGTAACGATCTGTTGTCGAGCACGCTTTTTGTCGACATCGAGGCCGGAGACCAGGCGGTGGCCGATCTTCCGGTAGCGTGCGTCCGGCCGCGTACTTGGCAAAACTGCCTCGATCTAGCCTGCATTCTTGGCGGCCCGAATCCCGCGTTGCCGCCGACGGCCGCGTATTCAACGGCGCACTTTGATGCCGTCTCCGGGATCGACGATGCGGTGCGGCTCGCCTCATACCAAATCCTTTTCGTGGACTCGCTCACAGCCGCCTCACGGCTGTCCTTCACGCATGCCGAACAGCAACCCGAGTCTTCAAACGAGCGCGGCCGAAAAGACCTGCGCTCGACCTACGGGCTCCACGGCCGGCAGATGATCGGTTGGCTCAATCAACTGCAGCAGGCGCGTGGCCGTTCGGTGGTGCTTGTGGCTATCCTCGAACGCGTCACCGACGAATTCAACCGTAGTGAATGGCGCCCCCAAATCGAGGGCCGCAAGACCTCGCGCGAGTTGCCGGGGATCGTCGATCAACTCATCACGATGCAATTTATCGACTTTGGCAACGGCGTGCCGGTCCGCGCCTTCATATGCACGTCGCCCAATCCGTGGGACTACCCCGCAAAGGATCGCAGCGGGAAGCTCGATCAGATCGAGGAGCCTCACCTGGGCAAGCTAATCGCGAAGCTGACCAGAAAAGCCAAACCGGTCACGAACCCACCGGAGAAAGCGGTTCAACAATAGGAGTTTAAACCAATGCCATATGATTACACCGAGGCGCCGCCTCAACGCGGAAATGAGTTAATGCCACCGGGTACCGTGGCTCCGGTGGCGCTCAAAATCCGCGCTGGCGGTGCCGGCGAGGGCGGGTTGTTGAAGCGCTCCAAAAACGGCGATTGCGAGATGCTCGAGCTCGAATTCACCGTCGTCGCCGGGCCGCATGTCAAGCGCAAGTTTTGGCAAAATTTGATTTTGACCGGCAGCACTGACGGCCATGCCCGGGCGTGCGAGGTCAGCCGGGGAACGATACGTGCGATCATCGAGTCCGCGAAGGGGATCAAGCCGCAGGATGTGAGCCCGCAGGCGCGTCAGGCGCGCACGGTCGAGCTCAAGGATATCGACGGCATGACTTTCGTTGCAAAAATCGGCGTTGAAAAAGGCGGGCCGCGGAACGATGGCAGCGGCGAGAACTATTCGGACAAGAATATTCTAGCTGCTGTGGTCACGCCTGAGAAGAAAGACTGGCATCCCGTTGAACAGCGACCGCCTTTTGATAGTGGAAGTGGTGGAAGCGGCGGCCCAACCCCACCGCCATCTACACCGATCGCCAGGCCGGCGTGGGCCTCATGAAGCGCCGGATCGCACAAGTCTCGCCGGCGGCCCTCGACGTCGTATGGCAGCGGCGGGCCACCGCCGCCGCCATCGAAGCTGCGCGGCAGGTCATCCAAATCGACGGCCCCATCCCGCCCGGAACTCCTATCGGACGCCTAGGGGAGGTCGAGTGGGGATGGATTACGGCTGCAATTCTGTTTGGTTGGATTTCGACACGGGCACAGCAAGCGGCTTCTGAGCAGCTCGATACCGAGCAGACTATCCGGCTCGCGGGCCTCGATCCCGATCCATGGGACGCCGGCGCCATCGTGGCGATTCTACCCGAGCTCGCTGACACGCCCGGCATCGATTGGTCGAAGCCGATTGCTGGCTGGTCACGCGAGACCATGGTCGAATTTCTAACCACCGCACTCGCCCTCATCCGTAAGGCTGTGATAGCCCGCGATCTCAGCGACAAGGGCATCACCCAAAAATCCAGCGCGAGCATGACCGGGCGCCAAGCCAACGCTGCCGCCGGCGGACCTTTGATGACGCCCGACGAATTCAACGACAAGATTGCTCCTTGATGGAGTCCGCAACGTGCTCAACCTTAACCGCGCCAACCTATCGATCGAGTCGGTCAACGTTGCGATCAACGACGCGATTGAGCGCGCCGCAGCGACGACGGGGGAGCTTCCGCGCCTGTATCTCGGCGCGAGCATCGTTGGATCGGAATGCCTGCGCAAAGTTCAATACGATTGGTGGTGCCAGCCCGTGCACTCTTCTCGGCTGCGCGAGATCTTTGCCCGTGGGCACTACTTCGAACGGCAATCACGTCAACATCTCAGCGCCGCCGGCTTCAAATTTGCACCGCCTGAGGGGCTACGGTTCAGCGCGGTCAACGGGGCGCTCCGCGGCAATGCGGACGGGATCATCATCGCCGGCCCAAACTTGCCCGGTTCTGTCCTGATTTATCCGCTGGTCTGGGAGCACAAGGCGATCAATTCGAAAAACTGGCGCGCACTCGAACGTGACGGACTCGAGAAGACCTTTCCCCAATACGCAGCGCAGGTCGCGCTCTACCAGGCGTATCTCGACGCACCAACCCGGCATTGTTCACCGCGCTGAACGCAGATACGTGCGAACGTCTGCATTTTCTGGTGCCGTTCGATACCGAGCGCGCGCAGCTTTGGTCCGACCGTGCGGTCATGATTATTGAAGCAACACGTGCGGGCGAACTGCTGCCGCGCGCCTACGACGACCCGCAAAA